GTAGTCGCTGGTCAAACCTAAATTGCCGGTGAGTTGAGCTTGAGCCGAGGCAACAAAGCCAGCGGACAAGGCTAATGCTAATAATAGTTTTTTCATGCTTGAGATTTCCTTTTAAAAGAATGCTGGGTGATCACCCAACAAGTTATTTAGTGGTTTTTACTAATATACAAAAAAATCCCCTATTATTGGGTATGAACCACTATAAAATCTTTGAATTCAACCAGTCCGCGCCAGTCTCCGCTGCAATGCACTTGATGGCCCAAAAAACACGCAGCCGTTCCGGATTGATATTCAAAGACACCATCAAAGGTTAGATAGTCGGCCATGTACAGTTCTTTGTTTTCGTCGTAGGTATGAGAAATAGGATATTTTTCACTGATGTGTGAATTTGTCATACCTTCGTCGAGTTGCCAATTACACACAAAATCTTGCCAGTGTTCTGGTGAATCAAATACTTCTTTCCAGACCAATGTTTTGATCCTTGGATCATTGTCCAGCGAAATTATAAAAGTGTAAACACTGATGGGATCTATGTGTAATGCTGTGGGATTGTTTTGTCGTTCGTAGGCAGCATAAAATTTTGGTTGATCAGGCAAGGTAGAATCAACCACGTGCTTGATTAATTTGTACACCGAATCCCAGGGACGTATTACCAATCTTTGATCGGGTTTTTGTACATCAGGTCCATAAAATTTGATTTCTGCTCGTGATTGATTTAGATCCCAGAATTGTCTGAGTTGATCTATTTCATTTTGATCCAGTAGTTGTGGTGTGATAGTTATCATAAAGTTCAAGGCAATGTCAAAGGACCTAAGGTCCTTTGACAGGTGTTTTCTGTTACGAGGTATTTCCTACCCTAGGCAGTGTTCAGGCTGCCAATGCGAACTGTTCGTCGTTTGCGTTTACGTTGTTTGATTTTTACGACTACTCCTGTCGTGTTGCCGTCCGCATTAGCTCGCCATGTCGATCCTAGTTCATCCCCATCAAAAACGCACTGCAAGGTTGCCCATTGTCAAGAGGGGTGCAGTGCCCTTTTGGTGGAGATGTCGGGAGTTGCACCCGAGTCCACAGCGCCTTCACTTGGAAGGAATTACAACAATATCGGTATTATACGACACACCTATTTATGTGTCAACCAGACCCGTCCTACCACCACGTTTGTCAAACGTGGAAACTAAAATAAAACCAGTAAAAATACCACGGTCACAACTACAATGCCAATGGCAAAGCTGTAATCTTGTTCCATGCTATTTTCCAAACAAGTGAGCCACAACGCCCATTAAAACAAATACAACCACAGCACCAATGGCGGCCCACGGCAAGTCTTTAAAAAAGTTTAGATTCATTGTTCGTCCTGATGATCGTTGAGCCACATGATGCCATAACAAACCACTATGGCCAATAAAGCAAAAATTATCAACCACATGTTAATTGTAACCTTTGATGTTTTTGCCGTCAGTCTTGGGATTGCCTCGGGCCGCAACATTTTCGTGTTGTCGAGCACGATCTCGTTCGGGCGGCAATGGGCCACAACCCAACCTGTTCCACTCGTCCTCAGAGTAGTAGTATTTTTCTACTGGTCGTTTCTTTTGCTGTTCCACGATAATCATATTTATGTTCCTAGATCATAACATTTACTAAAAATTAGTTTGAGATTGACCAATTGATTTTGATTTCTCAAATACTGTTTTTCATTGACAAACTGCATAAATCTTGTTTCATTCTGCAGATTAAACAGTCCTTTGATATAATTTAGAGCTGTTGTGTTTTCGTTTTTTAAAAATCCCTGCAAAGTTGGGTCTGGATTGGCGATAAGATCTGCGTAACTGCGCTCTCGACTCACATCAATGGACCAATATTCTTCACTGCGCATTTTTTGTAAATGGCTGGCGCCATCAGTGAGTTCAGCATGACGACCACAGGCTGTGGCCCAGGCACGGTAGCCTGCTGGAGTTTTGGACCATTTGGCTTCGGCCCAGTCACCGTCGTACAAGGGCAAATTTTTGTCGGTAATGTGTTTTTTTACAGCGTTTTTGACCAAATGATTTTGTTTGATGTTGATCAATGGTTCTAGGAAAAAACGATTGAGATGATCATAACTCATGGTCTGTCTCAGCGGACTGTCCAAATGCCGGGCCCACCAACGACCTTGTTGATAAATCAATCTAGGTTTTTCAAATCCGGCCACAGCTATCCATCTATGTCCGGCATGATTGCGTTCAATCAAATGTTTGACTCCTTCGGCTCCGGTGCTCATCCCGAACATCAGGAGATCTCCTTTGTTTTTCCACACCCAATCTTCATCGGAACAGTCCAAACTTCTAAGAGTGGTATCATTTTGATCGTAACGAGTGATAATTGTGGTTGGATCCCAATGATTGGCCCGTATCCAGTCCACGTGAAAATCGGGATATTGAGCCAGATGGGCCGAAGCCTTGATCAATATTTCGTCAATGTGTATGCGAGCTTGTCGGAAAATGTTGTAGATGGTCTGACTGTCGGTGCCACCTGACCATAATAGAATAACACGTTCATATTGTTCACGTAGACTATGAGCGTGTGCTGTCATTAGCTCGTCCAAGGTTTGTTCCGGCTCCTTGGTCCAATCATATTGATCATACACACTGTCTCTACAATAAAACTCCACAGGATTTCCAGACACCATGGATTCCCACAGTGCTGGATATATGTTGTAGATAAATTTGGTGCCTACACGATAGGCAATGGTGTCCATGAGTTATTCTATGCTTCGGCTCACGTTGCGCATGATGTTCAGGACTTGTGTTTGCATCTGGCGTTGTTCTTCAGGTGTGCCGCCAAAATTAGCAATGTGTAATTGTTCAATATTTCTTGCATAGCGTGGATCTTTAAGGGCAGTGTTGATGACAGCATTGATCTGATCGATCACTGAGCTCGAGGTTCCGGCCGGAGCATATAGACCGTACCAAATGGGCACATCTACCGCAGGCACACGGTTGGCTATGCTGATTACCGCTAGTTCAGGTTGATCTCGTTTGACCAAGGCCACTCCGCGTCGATCTAGGGTGGCTATGATTTTAACAGTGCCAGCACGACTGTGTTGAGCCAAAGCAGTGTAGGTGTCAAACACAAATGGTATGTGCCCACCTATGATATCAGCCACCTGCGGCGCTGAACCTTTGTAGAAAATCATGTTGGGACGGGGCAAGCCCTCACGTTTGGCCCACTCATAAAAAACGTTGCCGGTGTAGGTGTTCCAAAATCCAAGATTAAAACGTTCTGGGTTCTTTTTTACATATTGTAAAAATTCTTCATAGTTGTTGACTGGTACATTTTTTGCCACTGCCAAAACAGCAGTGCCTGCACCCAAGGGCACAATAGGTGCAAAACTACGTTCGGTATATTCAATACCTGGGGCCTTGGTCTTGAAGGCAATGTTGCTGTCTATGAATCCGTTGCCGCCCACGTACAAGGTATGACCGTCGGGTCGTGCCGCAGCCACATAATTGCTGCCAATCACAGTGTCGGCACCGGGGCGATTGACCACTACACTTTGCCAGCCTTGTGCTCGAAATATTTCGTCTATGGTGCGACCCCAACGATCAGTGGCACCACCAGGTGGATACGGCACAACTATTTCTATGGGTTTGGCAGTGGGAGTAAAACTTTGAGCCATGCCCAACAAAGGTGCAAAGGTCAGCATGCCAATCAAGGCAAGACGATGAAAACTAAACATAAAAATTCTCCTAAATTAGATTTTTAAGAGCTTGCAGAAGAGTTCTGCTACGGCTCGGCGTTATGTATTGATAATACAGTAAAGACATTACAATGTCAAGCGTCGATTTTGATGCCGACGTCGGGACTGTCCGGCGTTGCAGGAATATTTACCACAAAAAAACAGCAACTAAAAAGTTGCTGTTTTGATTTGGATATACCTGAGATCAGTGTACAGTTTTTCTGATGCGGCTGACCAAATTAGGATCTTCAAAAGCATACTTGCATTTGACATAAGTGACCTGTGCTTTCTTCTTCAAGGCCTGACGATCTTCGTCGCTGATGTCTGAAATTGTGACACCATTGTCGATTGCGTTGCGCTCGAATTGTTCGGCATCTTGTATGCTCCATTCACGCTCTTGACGGCTGGCCGACAGTGCAGCCTTTTGGAAGGCTTCTTTCTGCGTGTCCGTAAGTGTGTTCCAAAATTTATTACTGACCAAAATGGTTGTCATGAACATGCTGTGATTGGTCTTGAGCACGTGTTTGCCGTTGAAACGGAGATATGTAGTTTCCACAGCGTCAGCTTCACCTTTGTTGATCAAATCGTATTTGTCCCAAAGAGCCGGTGCCACTGGAATAGCAGTGCCGCCCATGCTTTCAATGGTGGTACCCAAGGTCAAAGGATGTTGCACCACGATACGTAAACCTTGTAGATCATCAACACTGGCAATAGGATCGTTGCTGCCAATCACTCGATAACCGCCTGAATATGTGAAAGCCAATCCTGTGACTCCAGTTTTTTGTCCTAATTTGGCGCAGAGTTCTTGTCCAACTGTGCCTTCTAGAGTTTTGCTTACGTGTTCATGATCATCAAATATAAATGGCAAGTCTAAAGCATGAAAATCAGAATAATGTTCCCCGATCACACCAACTTGAGTTTGACTCATCTCAATATGACCATCAGTCAATGCATTCCAAAAAGCGTTGAGAGCAGAATCAATGCTTACATCTTTTTGATCCAGCACTTCTAATCCTGGTAATTCTTTGTATTTTGCACAATATTCTGGATAGGTTAAAATTTCAATTTCCAACTCTTCGTTGGTGTGTTTTTTTAACTCTTCACTGAATGCACGTGCGGTACGGATAAAAAGTTCCTGAGGTTGATGTGCAATTAGCCATCTGATTTTACGGGGTTGATTCATGAATTCTCCTTGAGTTTCCTTACGGAATCGTATGTAGATATTTATGTTTGGTAAACGAAATCCAAACTGATTTATAGTTTTATTTATTAGGAAACATCAAGTTGTTTGGTGGGCCTTGTAGGACTTGAACCTACGACCCAGCGATTATGAGTCGCTTGCTCTAACCAACTGAGCTAAAGGCCCTGATTTTTAGTATAACATTAGGGCCGATAGTTGTCAAGAAATTGTTCTAAATTTCCATAAAGATTTACCATGACAGCTTCGCGGCTGCCAAAAAACACTATTTTTTTGGGCACGCCCTTGACAGCATGAACATAGTAAGGCATCTGCATCTTGCGATCCAGTTTTAGAATAGTTTGCTGATTAAACTGCATGGGATCCGCAATGGCATATTCATAGTGCTCAAGATCTAGGTCTGCAACAAAGGCCACATATCCCGGCCCGGTCAAACGCAGACCACCATTTTTTCTTAGATTGAACCACCAGGTGCTCATGGCCTTGTCCACGGTCATTGATCTTGTGGCCGGCAATAGGGCCACCAACTCTGTGGTCAGTTTACGTTTGTTACGCACATCAAGGGTATATCTGATCGCCCGACTTCAGTAACACCACGGTGAACTTGTCAGTCTTAAATTGTGTGTTGAGTTTCTTGGCTAGATTGCGGGCATGGCCTGGATTACTAAAGCTGACCTTTTTGTATTTAGGACCAGGATACTGAACCAAGAGATTGCTGGTTTTGAGATTGATAGGCTTGCCCTCGTAGAACACTGCCCATACTCCTTCGCTGGCCAATACTTGTTCGGTTTTGTAAGTGCTCTTGTTGGTGATTTCAACTAGCACATGAGGTTTAGGTCTAGACATAAAGTTATTTATGCCAAAATATACCTATATTATTTAAAGGTGCCGCCGTCCATCCTGACTTCTAGCTGGGGCTCTTGCGGCCCAGTAGCACGCGGTTCTTGCAGGGTTTGCAAGATCAACAACAGTCTAGTAATGTCAGCATGTAGGTCTTTGGCGTCTTGCAAGCTCATGACAAAATCTTTAGCGCCACGAGCTTCTTGTCCACGCACTCGATCAACAAACTTTTGTATGTGCATGGTCATTGGCTTCAGTCTCGGTATGGAACGGTCCAGCATAAGAGTAACGCTGTAGCACGATCAGTTTGGGATCTTGATTCACAGTCCAGTTGCGTCCTTTTTTGATACAATACCATCCAGCAGCAAACCAACTTTTGCTTTTGGCTGTCTTGGTATAGATCGGCACCTTCATTTTTACGTCCCACATGGGATTGTTGATACGACCACTGGCCTCATAGCCGTGAACCTGGCTGGGCCGTTGACGAGGCATGGCAGTCCGTATGGGAGATTCAAACTGTATGTTTACTCGTTGCGCTGCCATCTTGATGGTTTTGAATTGTGCCACCTGGTTGTGTATCTTGACCTGATATCCACCAGCACAGGCCTCCACATTTCCTACTTTTTGATTGCCGTCCTGTAGGATCCAGTATTGTTTGTCGATCACTGGTTTAGCTATCAATGTCATTGAGTACTCCTTTGTATGTTTCATTCATCCAACGCCCAAAACTTTCGGCGCTTTCACTGCATTTGTTGAGTTCATACTTGCCACAGAACTGCATGAATCTCACACCCACTTGCCCCACATCCTTGTGACTGATCTGTTCACGTATGGCCGCATCTACCACAGCTTTTACTTCTGCAGGTTGTGCTGTCAAATCAATCAAGGTACGATTGCGTTCATAATCATCCAGCACACGATGCTCTACACCATCGGGATCAGTCCAACGTTGTAGCATCAAATTGTTCCAAGCATAGCCTTTTTTGTTTTTGTCTTCATAGGCTTCTTGTAGTCCGACCTTGTTTTTTGTGCCTTTTGTTCGCACACCCGGGAACGCCGAGAACACGTTATCACTGCTATCGCCACGCATGCACTTTTCAAACAAGAGCCATTGCGGGTCCGGGACGGTTTTTGCTTCTTTGGTTTTTTTGTCGATGACCGGTTTGCCCTTGGCATCAAAAATTCCTTCTATGGTGATCAGTTCGTCAGTGATTCCGTTGTACTGCTTGACGTTGGGTGCCACTAGCTGAACAAAGTCGGTGTCACTTGAAATTACTACGTGTTCATCTTGGGGATGTAATGCGATCCAGCGAGCTATGATATCGTCGCCTTCTGCGGTCGGACACCTAATAACGCTACAGTTGGTCCTCTCACTCAAGTATTTAGTCAAAGCGTCATAAGTTTCCCAGAACATCTTGTCTTCGTCGGCTTCGGCTTCTGTAAGTGCGGCACGGGCCACAGCACGATTGTTTTTGTAGGGTTTGTACAGGTCCTTGCGCCAGCTACGTCCTTCCAGTGCAAATACCACGTGATCGGCTTCAAAACGTCGAGCTACCTTGTTGGCCGCCATGAGTGTGACGTGCAGGGCAAAGCCCAGTTTTTCCCAGGTATCTGCCGCACGAAACGCACCGTGTCTGGCACGAAAGAACATGTTTGCTGTGTCAATCAGCACATACTTCATAGAAACGCCTTAGATGAATTTGTTAGCAATAATGTATTGTAACATAAAACGGTGAAAATAGCTATGGCCGTCGCGTCCAAAATGCCAGGAATTGGGTGCAACTGTGTCGATGCCCTGTGCTCGAATTACAGCATTATAGGTCATTTGGGGATCATAAGGGCCGATATAATTAATACCCCAGTCCTTTTTGTCCAAAATACTGCCAAAATTAGAGTTACCATTAAAAAACACGTGCGGTATCCTTTTAGCATCCAGCTCTTGATGAAACTGCCAGATGTCCTCATGCGCCTGTTGAGTTTTGGCGTTCCAATCTGTGTTGGCTACAAATTCTTTGTAGCGCGGTTGTAGGTCAGTCGGCACCTGATCTGTTCCACTGGCGCCTATTTGATAATAAACATCGTTGTATAACCACTCTTCTCTTTCCCAGGTTGACCATTGGATGATCAATAGAATTTCATCGTGTGCGGGGTGTTGGGCTAACCATTCACGTGTGGTTCGCAAAATCCTAGCGTTAGAGCTGCCACTCTCTGCACCACAATGAAAACTGGCCTTGATGGTTTGGCTTAACAACTTGCCCCAACTAACTGCGATGTTGTCAGGATGTGGAGCCCGTCCAAGATAAAATAAATTAGAGTCGTCTTCGGCAAAAGCG